AATTGCATCTGTTGTTTCTAATATAACCTTACCACCAGATAAAATCTCAAGTGAAGATCCTGCAGGAATAGTTACATCTTTAACTAAGAATGATGTACCATTTGTAGCTGCTCTACCACCACCAGATGTATCACTTACTAGCTCTACTTCTGCAGTTACTGCAGTAGTATTTATATTAGCTAATACCAAACCAATCACAACTGTAGTTGTGCTTGAAGGTGTTGTATACACTGTATATGGCGTTCCAGCTGAATTTGGTTCTGCTGCAAAGGTCACTACCTTAAAAGTATTTGCCATTTATTTCCTCCTATTTACTATATATATTATATCGTTAATTTTTTAAAAGTCAATGATTATTATCCTAAAGCTATAGCTAAAGCTGTAGGATCGTCTGTACTAAATCCTGCACTAGATAGATAGGTTTTAACATCTGATAAAGCTACCTGTTTCATAGTACCATTATCATTTGTGACTACTCTATCAGCATCTACTAGAGTTGTAGAACTAGCTGATGTATCACCATCCATTATGTTTAATTCACTAGCCGTAGATGTAACACCATCTAGAATATTTAATTCATCTGTTGTAACTGTCGCACCATCTAATATCTCTAGTTCTGCCTCGGATATACCTGCAGATCCGATAGTTACTGTACCTGCAAAAGTTACATTAGCACCACTAAATGTCATAGCAGTTGTAGGTGTAGATCCTGATTTAATTACAAGCTCTCCACTAGAATTTGTTAGACTACCAAAAGTAGTACCATCATCTTTAAGTGTGACATCTGCTCCACCTGCATCTAATATAATATCTGTAGTTGCATCAAGTGTAATACTAGATCCTGAGTCTATCTCTGCTATAACTGGTGTAGTTAAAGTTTTATTTGTAAGTGTAGCAGTTGAAGTTGCTGATACTAATCTAGCATCACCACCCGTACTAGGTAGTGTTAAAGTATTTGAAGCACTTTCTGAATGAGGTGCAGCTATTATAGTTTGTCCATGTGAATTAGCTTCACAATTAAGCTGTATAGCCCCCTGATTAGTATTACCTTTTACAACAACTTTTCCTGTTCCATTTGGTGCTAATTCTAAATTTGCATTAGATGTAGTTACAATATCTTGACCATTCATATCAAGATTACCACCTAATTGTGGTGTAGTATCCTCAACTACATTTGATATTGCACCTGATGTAGCAAGTCCTGATACAATAGCTGATCTAGCGATTTTTTTAAGACCACCACCTGAAGTATCTACTGCTAAAAATACATCATCATTAGCAACTGTTGATATCTCTGATAATGAACCTACTGCTATAGAATTAAAATTTGTTCCATCTGCTATTAGTAGATTACCTGCAGTATTAGTTCCCATGATAATATCATCACCAGTTACTGTAAGATCTCCGCCAACAACTACATCACCATTAAATGTTGCTTTACCTGCAGCACTACCATCAATAGTTAAGAAAGTCGTATCTGCACTTCCATCTGTCCCTTTAAATATTATATCTGTGTCATTACCTTGTGCATCAATAGTAATATCACCTGCAGTTGTTGTAACATTAACAGCTGCATCCCCTGCACTTAGATCATCAAATGCTGTAGATATTCCTTCTTGAAAATATGTTTTAAATGTAGCAGCACTAGTAACTCGCATAGTACCACCATCATTATGTATGATACCATCTCCATCTGCAACGGCTGTAGTACCAACTGTAGCACCACCATCTATTAGATTAATCTCTGTACCTGTGGCTGTGACAGCTGTACCATCTAAACTTAGTGTATCAATATTTGCTGTACCATCTATAAATAAATCTTTAAACTCAAGAGAGGAAGTTCCTAAGTCTATGTCATTATCTGTAATAGGTACGATAGCACCATCTTGTATTCTTAACTGCTGTGTAGCAGAAGATGATACTTCTACATAAAATTCTAAATGATTGTTAGTTGAATCAACTAATATTTTATTATTACTATCAGCATCTCTAAGAGTGCTAATAGGTCCACCTTCACCCGCAGTTCCATCATGCGTGTGTCCTGTGGTTGCATTAAACGCAGCTAATACTTGGTTAAACTCATCATTAGAGTGAGCCGCAAGTATAGTATCACCTGTAGTGAAACTTGACTGTCGTGCTGAATAACCTGCCATTATCTTCTTCCTCCTGGGGTAAATTCTAATTGAAATCCTTTAACTGAAAATGAGTCTGCACTATTTTGATCATCTATCTGTAGTGCTACAGCAAATCCAGATCCTTCTACTGATTGTCTTACTAATGGTACTCCTGATGCATCATAGAGTGAACTACCATATTTAGCAGCACCATATTGTCCTGCACCTCCTACAGTTGGTAGTGCAATTTTAGTTGGTTGTGGACTATTTTGATCATCATAATTATATCTAAGAGCTAGGTTTGCATCAATTGATGTTCCTTCACCTTCATAGTTTAGATTAACTCTTTGCATATATTTTCTAATACCTGGATCACCCATTACCATATCAGGTGATCTATATACCGCTTGTATAGTAGCTGTAGTTGCACCTGTAGCAAATGTATTGCCAGTTTCCATCTTATATATAAATCCATCATAACCACCAAATACTTGTGTCTCAGTCCCACTAATAAAATCTGAATCTGTGCATGAAGGTTTAATACCTACCATATCAGCATATTCAAATCCGATAGATCCTCTATTTGGATTATTTTTTAATACACCTATAATTCCTTTTGATGATAACTGACCTGTAGCATCTACTGGATAAAATAATCTATATTGAGATTTACCTCTAATTACTACAGAGGATATTCTATCTAATCCTATATCATCAATTCTAGTTTGTATCTGTCTAGAAATAGATCCAAGTTCAACGTCACCGATTCTAGCCGTACCAGCAATAGTTCTTAAACCATCTGGTGCTAAAAATATAACATCACCACCTATCTCTTGAATACTACCGCCATCTCTACATCCAATATTTCTTGTAACTTCTTGTACAGCAAATGTGCTAGATGATGTACCAGTTAATTTATATATTCTATCTTCACAGAATATAATTAATTCATTCCTAAATACTTTTAATCCAACTACAGCAGAGTCAACTTTAAATGATCCTGCACCACTAGCTGTTGTAAAATTATCCTCTTCAAATGGTACGCTAAATATAACCTCTTGTGAATTAGTTGCACCAGCATAAAACATATGGTTTTGAAATGCTTTTACAAACTTAGGATTAGTTGGAGCTGTACCACCACCTGTTGCATTTACAACATCAACTGCAAAACTAGAATTAATAATCTGTGCAGGTGAGTGTCCTGTTGCAATAACTATCTTATCAGTACCATTAAAATTAAACTTTTCAAAATCGTATGCTCTAGTCGCTGTACCTAATCCAGTTGTTAGAGTTGTAAAACTACCTGATGTAGTTCCTCTATGTATATCCCCACCTCTAGCAACTATTACTTGCCCATTAAATATAATTGAACAATCGATTGTTAAACTAGTATTACTAGATCCTTGAGGTACGATTGTTGTATTAAATTGAGCAGTGCCACTAACACGTCTATATCCACCTTTTATATCAGGTTCAAAATTTTGTAGTATAAGAGCCTCACCAGGTTGCATAGAAAACACATCTTTGTTAAGTGTTAAGCCCCCTGCACAACTCACTACAAATGGTGATATAAGGTCAGTAGTTGGCATTAATTACCTTTCTTTTTTTGCTCTTCTAATATTCTTTCTAATGCTTCTTCAAATGTTTCATTTGGTAATATTTTTACTGGTCCAGAATAATTACTTCCTCTCAATATATCTTTTAATCTTCTAGTATCTTTTTTACCATTTCCTGGTTCATATTTAGCCATTAATTTATTATTAGCTCTTTCTTCACCATTCATATTATCACCAGTTTTTCTATCTCTATCAATTTTTTCTCTTGCCATTATATCTGTTTTTGACATTATGCTACTCTACCTCCTATATTTGTTGCAATGCTTTCTGCTATTGCATCACTACGCATATAATCATTTTTAGTAGCGTAGTCTACTTTTAATAATTTAAGTTTTCTTTGAAAATCTCTATCTGCTAATTGTGCATGTTGTGGATCTGATCTTAACATGTATGTATAATATTTTGCTCTATCAACGACTAATGTGCTAAATCTATCTGGTAAACTCATGTTATCTCCATGTGCAGATAGATCTGTATGTGTTTGATAGTAATTATAATTAACACTATATTCATTTGTATTAGGTCTTGGACTAACTCCAAATGAAGTGTAATTAGGTAATATATAAACTCTTAATGGTGCTGCGTAATTACCTTTGTTATTTGTATCATCTGTTGGTTTATATGATTGTAAATAATTATCATATGATATGAAAGTTAATTTTCTAGTAGCTATATCGCTTCTAGATACTCTTACATAATCAACATCTAATTGTACACTAGGTGCTTCTACATAAACAAAAGAAGTCTGTGCTGTTGCTGTAAATGTTGTCTGTAATATATTACCTTCTCTAAAATTAGTTACCGCAACTGTTGTGTCTAAATTCTGTGTCCCACCTGCTGAAGTTCCAACTCTTACAATCAATGCCGTGCTAGAACTATTTGGGCTTAATACTCTAACTTGTATTTTATATTGTTTATTAACTGTTGTATTAATAGCCTGATAAGCTGCTGCATCATTTAAATTTAATCTACCATTACCACTTGATGTATGTGATGGTGATCCGTCTCCAGTCGTCCAACTAGTTATATTAGATGCAAACTCACCGTTTGTAATTAGTTCTTTTGGACCCATAGAGAATGAATCCATATCTACTTTTCTTAGATCATCAGGTAGATCATACTCATTATCACCTACAAATAAATCTTGTGTAGTTCTTGCATATAATAAAGGTATCTCACCTGTCTCATTATAAATATCATGAATACCTTTATTTATAAAATCTTTTACAGCAGTCTGTATACCTCTACTAGAGGCAAACGTGCTGGATGTTAATTCTGTTTCGTTAAGTTCCCTAAGAACTCTGTTCGTTAATGTCAGGTAAGTTGTTGCCATTCTATAGTTATTTTAAAAATTTATTAAGGGGGATAATAATACCCCCCTTAAATTATTTATTTATTAGTTACGATCAGTTTCATCAATACCTGATACATCACATACGACAGCGTAGACTCTCACCTTTGCAGATGTGTCTTGTGCTCCCAATACTTTAATATCAATGGTATCAGCTGAACCATAAACGTGACCTACGTTTGATGCATTTATGACATTAGCAGCTAAACCTGTTGCTGTTGAGTCATGTCCATCAACGAATCTATCGACATCTCCACCGTCTCCTAAGTCTAAAGTAACTCCACTTGGACTTACTGTTAAAACTTCAAGTCCAGCGTTTAGTACCATACTTTCTGCAGGAATATCAAGACATTGTACAATGTCATTTGCTGCAGGTTGGAAACCTGATACTGAAAAGTCGATTGTGTTTTCTACCATATAAGGTGTTCTACCATTAGCAGGATGCCCAGTAGTCCCACCTGCTCCAGTTTTATCAAAAGTAGCCATAGTTCTCTATTATCCTCCTAATTAACCTATTGTTATTACGCCAGATCTTACTGCTTCGTCTCTAAGAATTTTTCTTCCAAAAACGTGTAAGCCTCTGACTACGTCTGCGAATGAATCAGGGTCTCTGATTAATTCAGTTTTCGCTATATGATTTACAGTTGCAACTGCTGACATATGTCCGTATAAGAATGCAAACTCATTTGATCCTGAAGAACCAAATGTGTGATTTGCAGCACTTCCACTAGACACAGCAATAGCATTTGTTTGGTACAACTAACCATCTATTTTCTTCTGGTACGCTATTCTTGTCAAGAACTTTTTTAGCTGCTGACACAACGTCTGCTAAAGTATCTGTTGCTGCGTCACCATCGATTGGTGAACCATCAGTTCCAGTATCACTTGCAGATGTAGAAGCGTTATCATAGATAAACTTCAATACGTTAAAGTCATAGTTTTTCTTTAATGAATATGCACCTGAAGAGGTTGCAAGAGCTTCAAAGTTTACATGAGATTGTCTTTCTTCAATATCATCAACTTTAAAAGCAAAGTAAGAACCTTGATCGACTGTCATAGTTATTTGATCATCAGCTAATATTTGTGTATCAACTGTTTGACCTCTAGCATAATCTCTGACTGTGATAATAGGTTCTTTTATTAGTCTTACTGTATCGCCAAAATTTTCAATCTCTCCAGCGTAATCAGTGTTAGTAATATCTTCTACCACTGATGCTCTTCTGAAGAATTTTTGAACCTTCTGACTAAAGATTTGTGGAGTAAAATTTCCTTGTGAAAGGTTGTTATATCCACTAGCACTTCCAAAAGCCATGGTCGTACCCTCCTATTGTTTAGTTAGATTGTTAACGTTGTTCAATCCTACCTTCTAAACGAGCAAGGTCAATCTCTTTTTCAAATTTTTCAAACTGATGAGGTTTTAATTTTTCAATCTCACTAGTTGTCCAAATCTTTTTCTTTGGTATATCAGAATCAGTAGCTTTTTTAGTTTTAGAAATTGCTTTAGCAGCTTCTTTTTTAACATCCCTTTCTTCTTTTTTAGTTAACTTACTTAAGCCACGATCCATTTTATATAGATCAATAGCTCTTGCAGCTAGCTTTGAGTTAGATGTATTTTCATACAACCAACCTTGAATAGTAGGATCCTGTTGTTCAGCCCAAGCATGAAAATCGTCTTCTTGACGAATATCATTAAAGTCTGGGTGAATTTTTAAAAGTTCTACTTCGGCTTTTTCTTTTGCAATTTGTTCTTGCTGGAGTTGTAAATCTTTATATTTATTTTCAAGATCTGCAGTACGAGTAGTAGCTTTGTCCATTGCTATAGTCTCTACCATATCATAGACATCAGGGTACTCTTTTCTCCATGCCTCTAACTCTGATTTAGATTTAGGTGGCACAAATTGATTATTGCTAGATTCTAATTGTGTACGCAAAGAATTAAGTTCTTCCTTGTGTTTATTAATTGTAGAATCATAGTGCTTTTTCAAATCGTCATAACGTTTTTTAAAAACACGATCTTCAGCTTTTGCAGGGCGTTCAGCGATAGGAGTAGCCTTTTTATCTGTGTTGTCTGCAGTCTCTTCAGATACATCGGTGTCCTTCTGTTCGGTTGCTGCTTCTGCTTCCTTTTCTTTTTGTTCCCTATGAAACTTAGATAATTCACCTTTTGCAAACGCCTCAGTCTCTGGATCATTTTCTCCATAGTCTTTTTTATAAGGATTTGCTACTTGTGTTTTAATTTCAGTTTCTTCAGAAACTTTTTTTTCTTCTTCCATTATTTTTACCTATTGGTTGAGTGCCTTATGGATAAGGGTAGCTCGATTCCATAATTGTTTGTGGGCTGATACTATACAGACATTGTATCAGAATCTATTGCATCATAATTAACATCAGACTCTGGTGCTTGTACCATTTGTGTATCAGGTGGCACAGTTGTTGTTTGTTCCATCTGTCCAGCTAAATCAGATACAAAACTTTGTACTGATTCCTGTTCAGTTCCAGGATATTTTCTTGTAGCAAAATTTTTTACTACAGAAACTGGAAGAACAACATTTTCTTCATCTTTAGTAAACTGCGTTAACAGAGGGTTTAAGTCTGGTGCAATCTTACTTAAGACTTTGCTAACAGATGGAGATAGGACTGTAGCTAATACAGCCTTATCTTCATTTGTTAAATTTTGTACTTTATTTAATAAACCTTCTTCTCTAGGCGTACTTTGTGGTGCAGGTTTTTTTGCAACTTGTTTTGATTCTGTTGGCATTTTTATAGCAGACATATCTGGTGCTCTAGATACTGGTCTTTCATTCATCATACCAGTCATTGTAGGTCTACCTTTACTTACTGTTCCTTTTATATCTTTAATAGCCATTATATCTTACCTACCCAATAACATATTGGTTCTAATATTTTTCTATACACTCTACCTAATAAATGTATTTTACTTTTTTCTTCTTGTCTAATATCTATAGTTCTATGTATAGCGATATGTTCTAATATTTTTTTAAGAACTTTATTTGTTTTTGCTTTTTTAACTAATGGTAAAAATATTCTATGATAACCTATTTGATATTCTGGTGCTAAGTTTTTAGAATGTCTTAACCATATTTTATTTCTAAATGACCCAAAGCCATATGATTCATTCATCATAGTACAAACTATTTTACCACCACTTCTACCACTTGTATCTCCACCACTACCTGGTTGATTCATTCTAGCAGCCTCTCTTTTTGTGGTTACATTTTTATCTAAAGATGCTTTGTAACTACTTTGTTGATCTTTCATTCTATTTGTATCATCAATAAATTTTTGAGATACATTTTTTGTAGCAATAGTTTTCTCTCTCCTTGCAATCCGTTTTTCTCCAGCTTTTTCTAAATTACCAAAAGCTGATACTCTATTAAATCCTGCATATAAATCTGTAGCTGGATTACCACCAATTCTACCATCACCTCTATCTGTAAAATAACTAGTATCATGTTTATTAACAGCTGTAGGATCTGGTGTTATAGCATCTAATACCATCATAGTAGGTGTTTTAATATTTTGAAATGCTGATTTTAAAGATGTGCTAACTGTTTCTAATGCATTTCTTTTTACAGGTTTAACATCTTTAACATCTTTATCTGCTAATGTACCCATTCTAGATACACCTTCAAATCTATCCATATCTAAAGCTGTTTCTGCTGGTTTAGCTGTTCTTACACCTAGTTGTCCTCTATTTCTATCTGGTATTTCTTGTTGTGTCATAGCATCACCACGCATTGCAACATCACTTGTCATAGCAGCTCTAGCAGCTGCATTAGTAGATGGTGTGCCTTGTTTAAATCTATCACCTTTTAAAAAATCAAAGTTAATACCTGGTGCTTCAACTACTCCTCTTTGAACATTAGCAGAAGTAACTGCTGGATCTTTTAAAGAAACATCTGATAATATATTTTCTTGTGGTGCGGCTTCCTCTGCTGTCATTCGCCTATCACCAGCAACATCTCTCATGTTAGGTCTATCAAATACTCTTTCTGCTGGAGATCGAATGTCTAGTGGTGATGTTATTTTGTCACCAGCAACATCTCTCATGTTAGGTCTAGTAAAAGTATCAGATAACATGCTACTAGTTTTTCTAGCTTCTTGTAACATACTATCTGTAGTGTCTATTTGATTATCATCTCTATCTGGCATTTGAAATGCCATCTGAGTTTGTGTAGCTGTTGTATCACCAGTGATATCAGTAGCTGTTTTAGTATCTGTTGTAGTAGTTGTAGGTGTTGTAGTTGTTTTAAAATCTGGTATAGATAAACTAGCTAACGTATTAAATCCAACTTCTTTAGTAGTATAATTACCTTGAGCATCACGAACTAATTCAATAGTTCCACCCTGTTTTCTATTTGGATTAAATATTGCCATTCTTATTGCGTTTGTTCGCCTCTTCCAGGTTGAGTATTTGCCGCACTAAAGCCAGCTTCCCCTGGCATTGGTACATCACCTGTACCGATGTTGCCACCTCCAGCTCCCGTTGGATCTGTTGGCGAAGCTCCTGGAGGTACTGGACCAGTCTGTCCCATTTGGTCTTGTCCTCTAGCAGCGGCTGTATTATTTTGATTTCCATTTGCCATTCCCATTATTTGTGCATAGATCGCAGCTTTTTCTGGATCATTAATTAATTGATCTGGATCAATATCTAAAGACTTAGCTATTT